TTGATACGCACACCTTTAGGTGGATTTGGTAATCACTCAGAGAAACCAAACTGTAGAAAACATAAACTTCCATGGCAATTTGAGGTTGATTTGTATGGTGATAAATGGATACTGATTACTAATCGGTATATAAAAAGTGGAGAGGAAATTACTTGGAAATATGACTTCTACAATCCAACTTCACCAGTTGTCACTTGACATTAACACTTGATTATGGTAATATATCACAATGAGATTTTATACAAATGTTACACGATGGGGTAACAACCTACTACTAAGAGAATACAAAGATGGTCAGAGAATAGATCGTAAGGTCAAGTATCAACCAACTTTATATTCACCAGTTTCAGAACCCACTGAGTACAAAACTCTTGAGGGTAAATACGTCACACCTACAAAACACCTTTCCATGAAAGATGCGAAAGAGTGGGTGAGTCAATATCAACCAGACATGGTGTATGGAAATACTATGTTTGCATATTCTTATCTTGCAGACGAGTATCCAAACGATGTACAGTGGGATATAGACAAGATATTAATTGTAACGATTGATATTGAGGTTGAATGTGAAAACGGATTTCCAAATCCAGAACAAGCCAATGAACCACTGTTGTCTATAACAGTCAAGAATCACTCTAATAAACAAATCATGGTTTGGGGTCTAAAAGATTTCATCACAGACAGAGGTGATGTAACCTATCTTCATTGTGAAAATGAAAAACATTTGATTCAAGAGTTTCTTGCGTTCTGGGAGTCTAATCGACCAGATGTGATAACAGGTTGGAATACAGAGTTCTTTGATGTTCCATATATCTGCAATCGTATACTCAATGTTATGGATGAGAAGAACCTAAAACGTCTATCGCCATGGGGTAGTGTGTCAAGTCGTGATATGTATTCACAAGGACGCACACATCAACTGTATGACATACAAGGTGTTGCACATCTTGACTACTATGACTTGTATCGTAAGTTTACCTACACAAGTCAAGAGTCATATCGGTTAGATCACATTGCGTATGTGGAACTAGGTGAACGTAAAGATGGTAATCCCTATGAAACTTTTCGAGATTGGTATACAAAAGACTATCAATCATTCATCGAGTATAATATCACAGACGTTGAGTTGGTAGACAAACTTGAAGACAAGATGAAACTGATTGAGTTGTGTCTGACGATGGCGTATGATGCGAAAGTCAACTACATGGACGTACTTGGGTCAGTCAAGTATTGGGACATGATTATCTACAATCATTTACGCAAGAAGAACATTGTCATTCCACAAAAGAAAGACAACAAAAAGTCAGAAAAGTTTGAAGGTGCATATGTTAAAGAACCACAGATAGGTGAACACAAATGGGTGATGTCGTTTGACTTGAACTCATTGTATCCACATTTGATTATGCAGTATAACATATCACCAGAAACTTTAAAGATGAAAAAGTCGATATGGAAAAAACCAAGAGTTGAGGATTTACTAAACAATAAGGTTAACACTTCTGAACTCAAAGGTAGGGGTGTGACGGTTACACCAAACGGTGCATTATTTAAAACGAACAAGAAAGGATTTTTGCCTGAGATAATGCAGACGATGTATGATGATCGAGTGAAGTACAAACAACTCATGATTCAGGCGAAGAAAGAATATGAACGCACTCAAGAACCTAGACTTCTCAAGGATATTGCAAGGTATAACAACATTCAGATGGCGAAAAAGATTTCTCTCAATAGTGCATATGGTGCTATTGGTAATAATTGGTTTCGTTACTATGATCTTTTGGTCGCTGAAGCAATTACTACTTCTGGTCAGTTATCCATTCGTTATATTGAACATTCTCTTAATCGGTACATTAATAAAATTGTTGGAACAGTGGGAAGAGATTATGTTCTTGCATCAGATACAGATTCGGTGTACATTACATTTGACGGACTTGTTAGTCGTGTGTTTAAAGAGAAGCAAGACAAAGGAAAAATCGTGGATTTCTTGGATAGGGTTGCTCGAGAGAAGATTGAACCATATATTGACCGCAGTTATACGACTCTCTCTGAATATGTAAATGCGTATGAACAGAAGATGCAGATGAAACGTGAGGTAATTGCGGATAAGGGTATATGGGTTGCGAAGAAACGATACATACTTAACTCATGGGATGTCGAGGGTGTCCGATATAAAGAACCACAACTCAAACTCATGGGTATCGAAGCGGTCAAATCTTCTACCCCTGCACCATGTCGAAAGAAACTTAAAGACGCATTGAAGATTATTATGAGTGGTGATTCGGAAGAACTTAACACATTTATACAAGACTTCCGACAGGAGTTTATGACATTGCCCGCAGAGGACATTGCATACCCACGTTCAGTCAACGGACTCAAGAAATTTAAAGGAGAGAGTAGTTTGTTTGGTAAACACGCACCGATACATTGCAAGGGTGCGATACTATACAATCACCTATTGCGTAGAGAGAAACTTACACACAAGTATCCATTCATACAAGAGGGTGATAAGATTAAGTTTGTACACATGAAGATACCAAATATCTATCAGTCAACGTCTATGTCGTTCATGACACAGTTACCGAAAGAGTTTGATATACAGGATAAGATTGATTACGATATGCAGTTTGAAAAGAGTTTTGTAGAACCACTCAAGTTTATCACAGACAAGATACAGTGGAAACTTGATAAAAGTTATGGAACACAGGGAACATTAGAAGGATTTTTTACATAAATGAAGGAGTAATATATTATGGAAACATTTTTATGGGTAGAGAAGTATCGACCAGATAACATCAGTGCGTGTGTACTACCGAATGAGTTAAAAGACACATTCAGTGAGTTCGTAAAAGATAAACACATACCAAACTTAATATTATCAGGTGGATCAGGTGTCGGTAAGACCACTGTCGCAAAGTCTATGGTGCATCAGATAGGGTCAACATACATGATGATAAACGGTTCGGAAGAGTCTGGTATTGATATATTGAGAACTAAAATCAAGAACTTTGCATCAACAGTATCACTTGAAGGGGGTAGAAAATACATCATACTTGATGAGGCAGACTATCTCAATCCACAGTCTACTCAGCCTGCATTGCGTGGATTCATGGAAGAGTTTCATAAGAACTGCGGATTCATTCTAACGTGCAACTACAAGAACCGATTGATACCACCACTACAGTCACGATGTAGTGTCGTGGACTTTGTGATACCAAACAAACAAAGACCTAAACTTGCACAGGACTTTTTTAAGAGTGTGACAAACATACTCAATCAAGAAAATGTCAAGTACGATAAGAAAGTCGTACTTGAACTGATTACTAAATATTTTCCAGATTGGAGAAGAATACTGAACGAGCTCCAAAGATATTCTGCGTCAGGTAAAATAGATGCAGGATTACTGGTCAACTTACAAGAGGTACAGATTCATGACCTTATGGTATCACTCAAAAAGAAAGAGTTTACAAAAGTGCGAGAATGGGTTGTGCAACATATTGATAATGATCCAATACGCATTTATCGTCTTATTTATGATTCCCTTTATGATAATGTTGATAGTTCTACTATTCCCCATGCTGTTGTGTGCATTGGTGATTACTGTTACAAGTCCTCATTTGTCCCAGATCAAGAGATAAATCTACTTGCGTGTCTGACTGAACTGATGGCTCAGTGTAAGTTCAAGTAGGAGACATACCATGTATGAATTAAAAGATTATCTCAACGCAATCAATCACAGTAAGAAGAAACTGATGGACACCGATGACGAGATGTGGGAGAAGAAGTATCCATCATTTATCGTCAATAAGTGTCTGTCTGCATTTCCAGAGACACTCATGTTAGTGAACGAGATGAACATGAGAACACACCTTGACAAGAAACTCCAGTTTGATTTTTTACTAAATAGTATTCGACCACGCAAGAGATTTGCAAAATGGTTGAAGGCGAGTAAAATAAAAGACATAGAGTATGTTAAAGAGTATTATGGATACAGTCATGCAAAGGCGAGGTCTGCTCTTGAGATACTTACAGATAGTCAGTTAGACTACATCAAAGAAAAGATGAATAAAGGTGGAAAAAATGGAAAGTATTAATTGGACACAAGAGCAGATGTTAGAGGTCACTCTCAAAGAACCAGATGA